GGGGCGGGTGCCCCTGCGACGAGCCCGATCCACCATTCGAGAAAACTGAATGGGGTTTGGAAAAAGCAAGCGTAAGAAGACCGAATTTAAGGTCGACTATATGCATGCCGCTCAACGCAGAGAATGTCCCGCCTCTTGTGAGTTGATTAGCTCACGGCGCTAACTTTAGCGCCCCTTCGTAAAGATCGGCTGAGAGGGAAGATCAAGGCTGACCAGATACTGGCAGCCAGATTTTCCGTACTCTCATATTCCGCCCTTTACTAATCGGAAAGGAGGTTTCAGATCTCCAGCCGGATGTGAACCACTGGTAAAGCGGTTCCCATCCGTCCACAGCACCAAGTCGGGTGCCAGGCAGAGGTATCTCTACCACCGCCTGTTGCTCGAATCGTTGCAGGCTACGATTGTAACGTGTACGCCCAACTACAGGCCAACGAAGGCCTGGATGGGCATACGCGTCCCCGTCGCCAATGGCGACAGGACCTTTCGTAGTATTTGCAATCAATTGTGCTGTCTTGACGAAACCTCTGTGTGCTAGGGCCGTCGCTAACTGTACCGTTGGTACGTTAGCCTGGAAGCGATTCCACTTAGGGAGCTGACGCGGACGTTCATACGTCACGCTAACCCCCTCAAAGTAGTCGCCTCCACATGATTCGCGGAAGCGAACGGCAGGCCCGCAGCACTTGCTCACATTAGGAGTAAACGCTGCTCTCTCGAGCATGTCAAGCGTTAGATCATAAGCCTTAGCGACGGTGATGACATCATCGCCGACAACGGCCCAAAGGTCTTCCTCACGGTAGACCCGCATAAGGCGGGCCGCCGCATAACGAATGCTGGCGAATACCAGCGATTCGACGGGAAAACAAGTGGCTGCGCCCATAGGAGCAAAGGTAGAAAGTTCAACCTCTCTGCCGAGCTCCTCGAAGCGCGCCGCAGTTGATCGAAACGCTAACAGACAGTCCGCCCACTCGTCGGGAAACAAGAGCCGGATATGGTCGACCTTCACGTCGTCAGACGCGTTGGACATGTCGATAGTACACGGTTGTGTGCTACGACCCCAATAACCTGCCTCACTCCCCATCTGCGCCAACCGTTGTGAAACGGATTGGTTAGCAAATGGGAAGTGGTTTCCGTATCGACGTACCATGCGTGTGAACAACTCATCCATCAGTCCTTGTTGAAAGAACTGCATAGTGAGTGGTTCACAGCTAATGGTGCGGATCCTCAACGCATCCTTAGGGACTGCAATGACCCGAGTAATCGGTTCATTCCGTTCCAAGAAAAGCTGAGGTGCATGGGGGAGTCGAAGAAGTACTTCAGAATCATAACCAAGATATTCATCAACGGAGATGAAAGTCTCTCGGAAATGAATCTTCTGCAACCCCTTCTCATGAGTTGCCACAGCCCCAGGACCATGACGAAACCTTAGGTTTCGCGGGTCGGGTGGTCGTCGTCCGATTGCGCGAATGATAAACTCGCGACAGAGGGCGACTTCGACATCCGTTAGGCGAATAGGTCGGCGTTCTGCCAATCTATCTGCCGCGGCTGCCAGCTGTTCCAACTTCATGTCTTCTGTGACGTTCGCGTGCAGACGCGAGAAGAAGCCCACCGTCTGACGCGCGGCCCGGATGAGATCCGGGTCGCCGCCAAGCGGCAGGGCATGCTCTGCGAAGCAGAGCGCTTCTCCACCCGCAGGGACGCTGGCCAATTGCGTTGAAAACGCTTTATTGACCTCCGTCAACTGCGAGATGGAAGCCGATCGGCACCACTGTATAAAGGTGTCGACCTGCCTCCGACTCGCCGCACGTCCAGAATGGAGCCAGAGATCTCTGAAATCTTGCGTTAAAGATTCCAGGATTAGCGTGTTCATATTAACCTCTGTGAGGGTATTTAGCCCTCGGTTAAGTGATCATGATCGTCGACGGTGGCTATTGACCACCTGTAGGATCGACGACTCGCCTATGGGAGGATACCAATTCCTCCACTTACTTCCACGAGATTACTCTCGTGCCAGTTGATTCCTCACGAATACTCCATAAACTGGCGATTCCGTGAGTAACCTGAGTAAATCACGCTTCTGGTACATCGCAAAGTCTGCGATAGTACAAGTTACGTAATTGCGCCATTCCACATTTTCATATGGTCTGGCGTCTTTCAGAAGACTCATCGGGTCGCATAAATTCGCTCTACAAAAGTACCCATCCAAGTAGGCCAGCGTGCAAACACACACGCTAGAGCCTGCGGAGAGTACATAGTGGTGCGGATTCAGCTTCCTAAGGACTAGCTTCCAGTATTGTGTACTGGTTGCTTTTGCGTCCTTGGTGAGTGATTCGTAGATGCTGTTGTAGATGAACCGAAGTTCGTCATAATAACAGTACATAATTACCTCGATTGGCCATTACGGCCTAATAGTGGTGAGATTATGGGTATCAGCTGAGCTTAACCCAAGGATTTAAGAAGGTCGAGTGCACCCGAAATGGAAGAGATCATTAATTCTTTAGTGACCTTTCCTTCCGTCACAGGTATCTTTACCGGATCAGGAGGCTGGTTGGTATTTTCCTTCCAGTTCCTAATAAAGTAATAGATCTTGCGTGCGATGACTGCCTTTTCGAACAATTTCTTGTTCTCGGCATTCGCCTCACGCACGGCCTCGGCCCATTGAATTTCTTGGGTGTCTATAGCAAGCCTCTGGGTCACGCGCGCCCGTTCGAACTCCTGCCACTTGCTTGATGCAAGCTCCAGGTAGCCAATTTTCTTGGCTCCTGGACCGGCAAAAGCCTTCGCGGGGCGCAATACCAAGGTGGATCTTTCCATAGACACCATCCTTTACGGTACCAAACCGATGGCTAAGGCGTCAAACACCTTATCCTGGGTATCGGTAGCGCTATCGGATGGATTAAGGAAGTACCCGAAGTTGGTTGCCAGAACTGCTTCAAGGACGTCCTTTGTCATGAGAGCGGAGCCAGTGGGCGGAACGAAGAAATTCGAATCCGTCAACACGGTATTCGCGCTCCAGACATGAGGACGACCGTCAGCATCCAGCACCACCGCCTGGGTAAGTACCTGGCGGCGATTGCTGCCACGAACACCAGGCGAACGCTTGGTGATTCCGACAGTTGTCTGGAACTGAGCGACACCCGCGAGGGTGCCGGTCAGACTGGCAGGATCAACGATGTAGACGCCGGAATTAAGGGAAGAACCCTTGAGGTTGGCGTTTACTGTACCGGCTGCCTTAGAATAGACACCGGTCGGGAAGGCGAGCTGAGCTTTGAATACGCTAAGCATAATATAACCTCCATCTGCTCATTTAGAGCAGGGTATGGTTAGGGTTTTCTGAGGGTACAACACCAAGGGTGCTGGCCCCGAGGGCTTATGCCCGTCACGCTAGCATTCGTTAACGTGACATACGCTGAGTCCCCAGCGATAAGGATAGCATTACCTGCCGCGCTCCATAGTGGATATTACCACTTGGGAGCCAATTCATGGCGGGCAATCCCCTGAGTCGTTCGTAGTGGCGGTATCGTTTTGTGACTTTACCGCCCTGTGACATCTCTCGAGTGCGCCAGGCAGAGTTGACAGGAACACATTCTGTCACCTCCCTAGAGCTCTCTGCTGACATCTTTGTAGAATGCCAGAAGTCTATACACTCTATTCGTTGGGCAAGCCCACCGATAGCGCGTTTAGGCTCGATGCGCTGGATCAATTTCCCAATGGGAAGGAACCAGTCGACGACAAAGGAGAATGGGACAAGATCCCATGCTAACTGAAGTGGAACGTTATAGCCGATAATTTGCCGGGTGATCGCTGCTACGCGATCCTCGTACGATTTAGGCTTCACACGTGCCTTGCAGCCTAGCACTCCGTACGCGGACCAACTAGATCGGTCCTCGTACTCATAGGAGAGCTGGCTGTTGACACGGTACGTCCCCGAGCTGGAGCTTTCACCCACCACCGTCGGTGTTTTGGCACGAATTTTGTGCCAATGTCCGTCAGTGAGTTGGTTGTACCAACGAAGGTGTGTCTTTACTTGCCAATACTTGGCAACCCAATTCGCGAAATCTTCCGCGAAGGGTAGCACACCAAAGCTGACACCAAGATGGGTCCCCGCTAAATCACGGAGGCACCACTTGAGGCTCCTGGCCTCAACGGTCTGGAAATCACCGGTCCAAGGGATGGACTTACCTTGTTTATCTTTAAGGTAAACCCACTTCCGAATCTTTTTATTCGGATGCCCTTTGGCCCAGGAAAGCATACGCTGTATCGACTTTGCCAACGATGGCACAAGCCGCTTTAGTGATGCGAATTCCAGAATGTTCACCCCGACGCTAATATCATCCGGCATTAGACCGGAGGCGTCGTTCAGGAGTGATTCGTATGCGCTCCGCCAGTCAAGACTGGGGAGTATGCGATACGGATCCGGACACGTTGACTCAGTCAACAATGCCGTAGGCGCAGGTGAATTGACCTGCTCCTCGCTAAAGGCCCCCCAGATGCCCCCGCCGGGATTCAAACGGCGGTAGGCGTCCCAGTCCATATTCCAGCGATAATGCATTCCGCGATACTCAGTTTCCTGGGTAGTGTGGAAGCATTCGTTGAAGTACTTCAAGCCATTAGCTTCATATGTCAAAGCGCTGGTGATCTCCGAGCGATTGGGGTTCTCGCCTTTGCGAGTCCACTTCATCGTTTCGGTCTTCCACCCGTCGCTTTCGCCATAATGTCCGCCCGGCCCTGGACCAGCACCGAAAGTTCTTCGGTACATCCAGGGTGGCGCGGGATAAATGGTGTGTCTATATTTGACAGGCATATGCACTCCTAATTTGAGACCACCTAGCGCCCCCTAA